TGGAGACCCCTCTGAACCTCTTGTGTACGTACTAGTTGCTGCGGGCCTTCCCTCAGGGAAGGGTCCTACAGCCTTTCCTAGCTCGTATCAACTTTAAGGTGCAGAATGTTTATGGGTCTCCACCACACAAGTGTGGAAAGAACTCCGCGCGATCCGTACAATTCGATGGAGGTTTGACACGTGTACCAGCCTATTGCTAATAAGCAGGCACGTGTACGTGTCATTAAGCCGCAAGTCATCAAACAGGTGAAAAGCGGCGTTGTCTCTACCGGGTCAGTACCGCGAACCGGAGGTAGCGAAGGAATACAGTCCTTTGGGCATGACCTTCGTCAACTCGGGCGAGCGGACTGTGGCGGTCCCATGATCCTTCATAGGAGTAATGGAACCGTTAACTTTGCGATCGAGAAGAAGGCTACGATGAAGGGGTCGCAGATATGCGTACACCCTTCTACCGGAATCCTCGGCTCGTTATCATCGCCGTCTCAGACGACGATGTACACGCAAGGTGCCACGGCAATTGCGAGAACTATCCCAACCGACCCCGGTATTAATCTGACCGATTCAATCGCTCAGAGTATCGGGGTCCAGGCCATCCCAAAGATGATAGGTTCCGCTCTTTGGCGCGAGAAGACGAAATTCTTCAAGGGCCTTGGTAGCGAGTACCTAAACCTGGAGTTCGGTTGGCGTCCATTTGTTCAAGACATCCGTGATAGTATGACGGCTGTCAAGAACAGTCACCAGATATTGGCTGACTTGGATGCCGGCAACGGGAAGAAAACCCGTGTCGGGTATGCGTTTCCGCAATCATCGACGTTCGATTTGGCGCCCAGGGGCTTAACCATCTATTCTGTAGATGGAACCTGGGCGTCACTTTGTACGCAAGGGACAGCGAACAGCTATAGTGCAATTAGCACTACAGATGTTTGGTTTAAGGGGTGTTTTGAATACTTCTTACCCGTCTCCCGTGACAAAATGAACAGTATGCAAAAGCATGCTGATTATGCCAATAGAATACTTGGCCTCGGTGTGAATGAAATCACTCCCGAGATTGTCTGGGACGCTGCCCCGTGGTCGTGGGCCGTCGATTGGGCTTTTAACGTTGGCGACGTGTTACACAATGTCGCTGCGTTTTCCCACGACGGACTGCATCTTCTTTATGGGTATATAATGACCCATAAAAGACAACAAGCAGTCTGGACTGCCGGGGGTGATCCCCTGGTGTCCGGATTGCAGTTCACTCAGTTAGAAGAGTGGAAGATGCGGTTTCCCGCGACTCCGTACGGATTTGGATTGTCTTATACTGGATTAAATCTCCAGCAGAAGGCGATCCTTGCTGCCGTTGGCGTTAGCCACTGGTAGTGAATGGCGAACTGCAGCGTCATAAGCCTGCAGAACCATCACGATGTCAGATATGACATCACTCACTAGGAGATCTGTCACATGGCATTTGCCGATCCGCAATCCGTTACGTATAACGCGGTTGCACAGAGTCTGGTGCGTGTTTCGTCCGGTGTTAATACTGGACGTTTCTACGCAACAGGCACTGGTGGCTCTGACTTCGCTTTGGAGTTGAGTCACCAGTACGGCCGTCGGACGCGTCGTATGGCGCGTCTGAACGTTGGACTGGTTAATCCCAGTCCTTTCGTTACCGGCACGTCGGCTTACGAGTCGACGTCTGTGTATCTCGTTGTGGATACGCCGGCTACTAACGGGATCGTAGATCCCGCTACTGCCGTGCTTTCCGTGAACGCCCTTACCGGGTGGCTCACGGCCACATCGAACGCGAACGCCCTGAAGCTTGTCCAGGGTCAGAACTGATGTTCTGATAACGGTAGCAGTCTACTACGGCTGCTCTCGCAAGAGATGCAGATCTATTGTGACTAAGGATGCATTACCCCAATGATGAATTGAGGAAGCATGAAAAGCCTGATAGATCTATGGTGCATCTCCGCTGAAGAGTTGGCGGAGTGGTGCCACACTTGCACAACGCAGGACATTAAAACCGTCCGGCGTCGTATCAAACACGAAGGGTTCTCGTTCCTAACGATAACCCTTCCCGACTTCGGAAAAGAGTTTGAAAAAGCTCTAGACCGAGGTTATGTTGACCTCCGGGATTTTCGCCCTTTCAAGCTTGCTCGAAAGGGTCCAAATCCCTACATGGTCCCTGCATTCCTGCAGGGTTTCATGCGTCAAGTGTTTGATGAGGTGAGTGGTCGAGTTCTACCAACGGCGAACATCGATTGCATCTTTGCGATCAGACAGTTAACTAATCTGTTTGCGAAGATCGAGTTACCGTGTAGTGATTCACGTGTGACTCGCGCGATGCAAGCCTACGTAGAATGTGAGAAGGAACTTGAAGCATGGGAAAGTACAGTCCCATCGGAACTCTTACAGAGTTTCGGTAGGACATCCCGGCTGCTGTTTGCTGATGTTTGCACTGCTATGGATAGCTATATCTATAGTGGTGCTATTCAGCCTGCTCATGGTCCTGGGTCTACGGCAGATGGACTTGTTGGGAACAACAAATTCAGAATGCCGCAATGGACTCAGAGATTGGAGAGTATCTTCCCTTACGGGGAGTACTGTCTCCCATCCTGGAGGTACTGGTACCTTCAAGACCAGATCGAGTTCCTCGAACCTGGAAATGAGATGCCTGTTAAGGTTATCTCCGTTCCTAAAACGCTAAGGAGCCCTAGGGTGATAGCGATGGAGCCGTCCTACATGCAATACATGCAGCAGGGCATTCTCCGTCGTTTAGTCCTAGAGTTGGAAGACCCAGAGGAGTTATGTTCTAATTTCCTCGGTTTCACGGATCAGGTCCCTAATCGGGACTTGGCTCGTGAGGGTTCCCTAACTGGTCAGTTGGCTACCCTTGATCTAAAGGAAGCTAGCGACCGTGTTCCTTATCTGCTTGTAAAGCTGATTATGGAGAATCATCCGTGGTTTAGTGCCGCGGTTGATGCTACCAGAAGCAGCAGAGCAGAGATTTCCGAGTTGGGGTTATGCATTCCCAACCTACGGAAATTTGCGTCTATGGGTTCTGCCCTTTGCTTCCCATTTGAGGCGATGGTCTTCTTGATTATCGTCTTGATGGGAATATCGAACGCAAAGGGTCGACCACTCACGCGGAGCTTTTTGAACGAGCTCCGTGGTAATGTGCGCGTCTATGGGGACGACATCATTGTCCCCACAGACTGTGTCATTTCCGTGATCGATCATCTTGAGGCATTTGGCTTCAAGGTAAACGATCGCAAGTCCTTTTGGAACGGCAAGTTCCGAGAGTCTTGTGGAGGAGATTTCTACGCCGGCGAGGATGTTACTCCCGTTAGGCTAAAGAAGGAATTTCCTCAATCACGGAAGGACGGATCCAAAGTGAGGGCTCTAGTTGAATTCCGAAACCGCCTGTACTTGCGCGGTCTTTGGAAGACAGCTAGTTGGCTCGATGAGCGGATTAGTGTCCTGTTAAAGGGACACTACCCAATCGTCGAACCGACTTCACCTGCAATTGGCCGTCGATCCTTTCTGCCTTACGTGACAGAGAGGTTAGACGGGGAGACGCATGCCCCTAGAGTCAGGGCATATACTCTCCGTCCGGTCATCAAAGGTCCTTCGATCTCTGATGTTCCGGCCCTATTGAAGTGTTTGGCTTCTCCTGTTTTGCAGGAGGACCCACAACATTTGGAACGTTCAGGACGTCCCGTAGTCGTCGGCACCAAACTGCGGTGGGTTGCTCCCTTCTGATAAGAAGGGAGCGAGGCAGGACCTGGCCCCGGAAAAGCCGGAGCTAGCGCACAGTCACTCTTAGGTGCGCTAGTTCTAGCGTATCTGGAGTGATCCTGCTGGTAAGCAGAGTAGTTCGTCGTTCTTGTCGAACTGCTCTGGGTAAGAGGTGTGCTG